AGCGAATAACATTAAGAAAATGACCACAAAAGAACTAACAGTAATTAAACGAGATGGCACTCGCGCTATCTTTGATCTTGGCAAATGGCAAGCGCAAATCGCAAAGGTTTGTGAGGGTGTGGCAGACGTATCTCCGTCAATGATTGAGATCGCCGCTCAAGCACACTTCTACGACGGGATGTCAACCCGTGAATTGGACCAGATGGCGCTTCGCGCGATGATCGATCTGATCGATGAAGAAGAAAATCCTGACATTGGGAATGTGAACTATCAGTTTGTTGCTGGTAAGCAACGCATTTCAATGTTGCGTAAGGATGTGTATGGACAATACGAACCACCGCGCCTTTTTGAAATCGTCAAAAAGAATGTTGGTCTTGGATTCTACACAGCGGACCTGCTCACATGGTACACTGAAGAAGAGTGGGATGCCATCGACAAGTTTGTTGATCACGACAAAGACGAATTGTTTCCATACGCCGCTGCCGACCAGTTGATTGAAAAATATCTGGTTCAGAATCGCGTTGTTCAAGGCGCAGTTCTCGAGACGCCACAGGTTCGATACGCCGTTGCCGCAGCAACTGCTTTCCACGCTGAAGTCAAAGATCGCCTTCGTTGGGTTCGTGACTTTTATCAGTGCGCATCAGACGGTATGTTCACCATGGCGACGCCAGTGTTGGCAGGTCTTGGAACACCGACAAAGCAATTCAGTTCATGCGTTTTGATCAAGAGCGATGATACGCTCAAATCGATTTTTGCCTCTGGGCAGATCATGGCGGACTACGCTTCTAAGCGAGCAGGCATTGGTCTTGACGTTGGTGCTCTTCGCCCGTTAGGCGCACCTATTCGCGGCGGTGAAATCAAGCACACAGGTTACATTCCGTTCCTGAAGAAATGGTTTGCTGACCTTCGCTCATGTTCACAAGGCGGCATTCGCAACGCATCTGCTACTGTCAACTTCCCGTTTTGGCATTATCAAATTGATGACCTGATGGTTCTCAAGAACAATCAAGGCACTGATGAAACTCGCGTACGTCACTTGGACTACTGCGTTGTAACGTCAGCATTCATGTGGAAGCGATTCAAAGCAAAAGGCAATTTCACCTTCTTTGATCCGCATGAAGTTCCAGAGTTGTATGAAGCGTTCTATCGTGATTCAGCAAAGTTCGAACAACTATACGAACAGTACGAAGCGCGAACAGATCTTCGTACCAAGACGATGACGGCAGAACGGTTCATTAAAGACTTGTTCAACAAAGAACGTTCAGACACTGGTCGCTACTATGTTCTAAACATTGACAACGTCATGAATCAGGGTCCTCTTGATCCTGCTATTCACCCGACATACCAAACGAACCTGTGTACTGAAATCATGCAGCACACAAGAGCATTTCAAACAATTGACGATGCTGAAGGTCGTATTGCTCTTTGTACTCTCGGGTCAGTCAATGTTGGTGCTGTCCGCAATCCAGAAGAGATGCGCAAACCTGCTCGTGTTCTTCACCGTTGCCTCCACAATCTTCTTCAGTATCAGGATTTCCTGTCGATTCAATCAGAACTTCACAACAAGGAGTTTGAACCGCTTGGCATTGGCATAACCAATCTCGCGTACTGGCACGCAAAGCGCAAGTACCGCTACGGCGAACCAGAAGCACTTGCTGAAGTCAAAAAGTGGATGGAGCACCTTGCGTTCTATCTGACTGACGCATCTGTTGATCTGGCGAAGGAAAAAGGTCCTTGCGAAATGTCGAGTAAGACTCGCTACGGACAAGGCATTTTCCCATGGGAACTGCGTGCGAAGGGTGTCAACGAACTTACCGACTTCACTCCATCTGACGATCTTGATTGGGAAGGACTTCGTGCCCGCTTGCTGAAATACGGCATTCGTAACGCTACGTTGATGGCAATTGCCCCAGTCGAATCATCGTCGGTGGTGTTGAATTCTACGAATGGCGTCAATCTGATTAAGCAGATGATCATCATCAAAGAGTCAAAGGCAGGCGCATTCGCACAGGTTGTTCCAGAGTATCGCAAACTCAAAAAGTACTATCAGAATCTTCTTCTCTGGGAGCAGAAGGATTGTATCGACTACATCAAGACCGTTGCTGTCCTTCAAGCGTATGTTGATCAAGGCATTTCAAGCGACACCTTCTACAGTGGCAAGCACTTTAGAAATGCTGATCCGGCATTGGACGGCAAAGTGCCGGTCACGTTGGTTCTTCGCAATCTGATGTTGGCACACAAGTGGGGTTTGAAGTCTCACTACTATCACCTTGTTGATAAGCACGGTGCCAAAGAGATGATGAAGACGGACATGGAGGTTGAGGTTATTAAACACTATCAACCGCTGATTGAAACTGAAGAATATTGTGAAAGTTGTGTACTATGATTCGTGATTTTTCTAAAATTCCTGATTACTCAAAACGGCAAATGTTCCTGGACCCGGCGGGTCCAGTGACTACGCAGCGATATGACGACTACGCATATCAGAAGATTGCGAAGTACGACGAGACGCAGCGTGGCGCCTTCTGGGTACCAGAAGAAATTACTTTGACCAAAGACAAGATCGACTTCAAAGAAGCGAACAAATCGGTTCGCCATATCTTTACTTCGAATCTTCTTCGTCAGACAACGATTGATTCGATTCAAGGTCGTGCGCCAGTTCAAATCTTCTCGCCAGTTATTTCTGTGCCTGAACTTGAAGCGCTGGTGACTACTTGGACTTGGTTCGAGCAGATCCACTCTCGCGCATACAGTCACGTCATTCGCAACATCTACAATGTGCCGAAGGATGAGTTCAACAAGATCCACGACAACTCGGACATAGTTGCTATGACAAGTTCGATTGGCACCTACTATCAGAACCTCCACTATCTAAATTGCCGCGTTGAAGTTGGACACAAGGTATCCGAGCACGAAATGATCAAGGCAATTTACCTTGCCTTGATAGCGTCATACGGTCTGGAAGCAATTCGCTTCACAGTATCATTTGCGACGTCGCTCGGCATGGTTGAGAATAAAATCTTTATCGGCAATGGTAACGAGATTGCTCTGATTCTTTCTGATGAAATGCTTCACGTGGATTGGTCAGCATATTTGCTGAACACTGTTGTGAAGGATGATCCGCGCTTCGCCCAAGTCGCGTCTGAACTGAAGAAGGAGTCGCTTGACATGCTGCTTTCAGTTATTGACGAGGAAAAGAACTGGGCAAAGTATCTGTTCAAAGAGGGTTCTGTGATCGGTCTGAATGAGCGCACAATGGTGAACTTCGTCGATTGGACAGCACAACACCGTCTGAAAGACATCGGCATCAAGTACGATGCTGGAGTCAAAGCAACCCCAGTCCCTTGGTTCAACAAGCACTTGAACACTAACAAGAAGCAAACCGCTCTTCAGGAAAATGAAAGCGTTGCGTATGTTATTGGTTCAATGACCAACGAAGTAAATTATGACGATCTCCCAGATCTGTGAAGTAATTTACAAGACAACTGACGACGATCGGGCGCATTCATATCAAGTATTTTTGTCTTGGTATTTCGAATGCCTCCGATCAGGGAAGGCGAATGAAGTAGAGGACCTATTCTCTATTTTGGTTGCCTCGAAGGTCTGCTCATTTATGATCAGCGCTATTCTTCGAGGAACATTTTCGCATCGCGAGCAATTTAGGTCGTGGTTCAGATTTAGAGACGACGGGCATCAAGTCATGAAGGATCGTGGACTTAACGCAAATCATCTACTTCGAGGTCTTATGGACAACACAGACAATCACGGTGAAACGTCTAGACTTCTTGACCACATTATCGGTGTTCACCCATCACTTCAACGCAAATAAATATTTCTTTTCATCTCTATCTCTATCTCTATGTTCACAGTCTACTCAAAACCAAACTGCCCTTTCTGCGATCAAGCAAAGGCATTACTCAAATCAAAAGATCGCCAATACGAAGAAATCATTCTTGACGTCGGACAACAAAAAGTTGATGGCACCAAATACATTTCCCGCGACGATCTGATCGCAAAAATTCCATCCGCAAGAACGATGCCGCAAATCGTTATGTCCAACGAATCTTCTTCCATCCATGTTGGAGGTTTTGTCGAACTTAAAAAGTATCTCCATGGTTGATACTTTCGGAACCTACATCGCAATCAAACCAACAGACACCACCCTCTCGAATCTAGCGCAATGGGCGAAGAATGCTGGCATCGAACTTGATGATGACCTCCATGTAACGCTGCTCTATTCTAGGCGAGAGATTTCGCCTAAATTATATGACGGCGAGTATGTGGTTCGCCCGAAGAAGATTCAATCATTGGGACCGGCATCTGTTGTTCTCACACTTGACGCGAACTGTCTGATTGAGCGCCACGAAGAATTTATTTCTATGGGCGCTACACATGACTTTGAGAGTTACATTCCGCATTTGACTCTTAAATTTGAAGGCGGGGATCCGACTACAATCCCGCCAATCGACTTCTTCTTGACCTTTGCTGCTGAGGAAGCAGAATCGTTAGACGACACCCGTACAGACACACTCGAATAATATAGCATTAGGTGCTGAATAAGGAATTGGAAAGGACTCTTGGAGTCCTTTTCTGGTATTTTAGGGGTTGGATTCGTAAATAGTTAAAGTATATTGGAGAACTAAATGTCTGATCCTATCGTCACCCCTGCCGTCACATCCGCTGCGATTATCGGCAAATCCATGCTGTCTGCCGAGACAGTTGTCACACTATTCGGAGTGTCCCTTAATATGATGGGTCTTGCAGTCATTCTGATCTTTGTTGGTATTCTGGTTTTGTTCTGGCGCATTCAGCGATCAGAGAAACTCGACTTTGCCGATTTGATCACAAAAGACGGGCGCGCTGTCTCGCTGACTAAAGTCCTTCAACTCATTGGTGGTCTTCTCAGTTCGTGGGTCATTGTTAAACTTACATTGACCGGCGGTTTAACCGAAGCAATCTTTGGTCTGTACCTGACCTATGTCGGTGCCATTGAAGGTTACAGTAAGTTTGTCGCCGCAAAATACAACTACAAAGAAACATCAGTCAAAGATGCTGCCGCTGCTGACGCCGCGCAAGCAAAATCGGAGTAAGAAACAATGTATCTCAATTTTCGCCAAGGTCTAATTTCATTTCAACAATCTGGGTCGCAAGCGTTTTTCCTCGCACCGTCGTCAACATCTGGGTATGTTGATCTCTATGTGTCGCCAACACCGCTGCTCGCAACTGTTGCGCATGGCGCATCTGACTATCTGATCAATGTTGATTCGACGCTCCCGCATGCTTGGGGTCCGATGAACACGGGTGCGGACAATTACCTTTACCTCGAAGTCAATCTGATTACCGGCGCTGTCACATCAGGTATTTCCCTTCTTGAACCGATTACATCGTTGGTTGAACCAGCATCGGCATCAGCACAAGCAGGTCAGATGTGGTTTGATTTGAATGCTAATGTCATGATGGTCCGCAACCCAGATAATTCAAAATGGATTGTGTCCCCACGTATCGTCATTGGCAAAGTGACAAATGGGAATGTGAATCAGATTGTTCACGCTAGCGTCGGATCAACAGTTGGTCTGAATGTTCCAGGACATCCTGGGTACTTGATGCTTGATAGTCAACTGCGCCCGCTTCGCACTTCAACAGGCGAACTACTTACAACTGATTCCCCAGTTCGTGTAAAAACCACAATTGGGACGTCTGGAGTTCTTGCACAACCGATCAACGGTTTTATTCCTGTTCGAGCAGCAGAACCAATTCCGGCAATGGGTCTTGTTTACTTCAGTTCTTCGGATACTGTGTCTCTCGCAAGTTCAGATCCTGCTCTTACATCGGCAAAGACGCCAATTGGCGTCATTCAACAAGCACTTGCTCTTAACGAAGTCGGCGTAGTGACCCAATCTGGTGAAATCACTTATGATCAGTGGACATGGGGTCCAGCAGATTTCGGCAAACCATTGTACTGTGGATTCAACGGTGAGATCACAACATCACGTCCACTGGGTGTTCAAGCATTCCGAATCGGGTATGTTAAGAATGCGAAGACGATTCTGTTCTATGTTGATTCAGAGACGCAACCACAAGTAGTGTCATCGCCTGGTTCAATCATTTCTGGAGTGGCACCAATCTCTGCGGTGACTGGTCTGAACCTCAATAGTGAGATTGTTACCACTATCTCTATGTTGCCGGCATCTACTCTTCAGAACGGGTATATGACATCAGCACAAGTGACATCGCTCGAGTCATTCGATACTCGCATTACCGGAACAGAGCAAGATGTTATTCAACTTGAAACATCTAAGGCACCAGTTGCGCACACTCACGCTATTGCGAACGTGACTGGTCTTCAAAGTATTCTCGATGGCAAATCAGAGATCACGCACACGCACGCCGAGTATGCTTTGACTGGTCACTCTCATTCAGAGTTTGCCCTTACAGCACATACGCACTTTGTGTCTGACGTGACTGGACTTCAGAATGCGCTTAATCTCAAATCAGATGTTGGACACAATCACATCATCGCCGACACAGTTGGTCTTCAAGACGAATTAGACGGCAAGGCATTTACAAACCACACGCATTCGATTTCAAGCATCAACTTGCTTCAAGCAGCACTTGATGGGAAAGCGCCTGTATCCCATTCGCATATTATCGACAATGTCACTGGACTTCAAGCGGCACTTGACGATCGCACATTGATTGGGCACACTCACATTATTACCGATGTCGGCGGGTTAGTCGACGCACTTGCTGGAAAAGCAGAAACAGTCCACGCGCACACTATTGCGAACGTGACTGGTCTTCAAATTATTCTTGACGGTAAGGCAGCACTATCGCACGCACACGCCATTGGTAATATTACTGGACTTCAAACTGAACTTGATTTGAAGGCTGATGTATCGCACGGACACGCCATTAGCAATATTACTGGACTTCAAACTGAACTCAACGGCAAAGCGCCGGCAACACATACACACGTTGTTGCTGACGTTACAGACTTTGATGAATCCGTTGATACGCGAGTTTCAAATCTGCTTGTTGCTGGTACCAACGTCACTCTGACCTACAGCAATGTAGGAAATTCGCTGACCATTGACGCCGCTTCAACTCCGGCACCAGCACTACCAGATACTCATCTCGTTTTTGGAACAGGCACTGGCATTTCAACATCGTCGAATTTGTCATTTAGAGAAACAACAGGCGGATTCTTCCTGAACACCGGCACAACGGTCGCAACAGTAGAAGATGTTCTGATTTTTGGTGCCTCGGCGTTACACGTCATAAATGACTATACTCCTCGCCGAGGAGCAAACGTAATGATTTCCGCTGGGGCGGCAGATGATCTCGTTGATGGAATTTCTGGCGCTGTCTACATTACCGGCGGTGGACGATCTATTGATCCGGCAGTGTCATTTGCCCCATCTTCAATTATCGCGCAAGGCGCTCGATTCGACAATGGAACGATTTCGATCATGCCTGGATATTACCCAGATGCGACAATGATGGGTGTTGCCACTGTTGCCTCTGGCACAATTATGATCGGCGGATCAGTTACAGTCAATTATTCTGCCGGATATAATCCTGCGATGGGCAACATCATCTTGTCAGCGCCATCTTCTGACAGCGCTGACAAATGGCGCAACGGCGAAATTCTTCTTCAGACGAGCAGCACCGATCGCCTAATAATCGACGGATCCGGCGCATTCATCATTGACGAACGCACCGGCGTTGCTGGCGAAGTTCTTACTTCACAGGGTCCTGGATTGACACCAGTTTGGGCACCAGTAAGTGGTGGCGGTGGCGGCACATCGGCACCTATTGCTCTGTATCATCTTAACGCCTCAACAATATTTGGCAGCACTACTAATGCGTGGACAGCAGTTAAGGTATTTGAATCAGCAGTTGCTCCAGTAACTTTAGATTTTTATGGGACATCATTCTCCACTGTAGAGGACGGGACTTACAAAATCACAGTCTCTGGATTCGCTATCCCAACAGGTGGTTCTTGGCAAAATGCTGATACCGCATTTGGAACAAAGCTGATTGCCGCTAATGCCGGAATCTCGGCAATTATTGTCGGTGAAGATGTTACGCTTCACAATAAACCTGTGCTACCGGCAAGCGGAAATTCTGCTTATCTTTCCACTCCGGATTCGCGTATCACCTGGACCGATACTTATTATCTGCAAGCGGCAGCACTTGAATCGTTTTCAATCTACGCATATACAGCTGCTTATATGGCATCTGGCGATCCGTTGGATTTCAGATTAACCGTCGAAATCCAAATGATTGATTCTGGATTCCAGCTGCCGTTCTAATGCTGACTGTTGTAACTCACACAAGGCACGAGCGTCCTGATCTTCTAGAGAGATGTAAGACCTCGGTCCTTGCCGGTTTGCCAAGCGGTGCTGATCACAGAATTATCCCGTGCTATTCAAATTTTGAACAAGCACGATACGATGCCGCACTATTGAATGAGTTTGTAGCATTTGTCGATGACGACGATTACATTGACCCGCGCGCATTACAACTTTGTCTCGATGCGCTAAATGAAACAGGCGCGGGTTTAGCAGTGACAAACGAGGTCATTGTTAACATTGAGGGAAGAGAATTGTTCCCAAACAGAGCTGCGAAAACTTACGCAGGCATCGGTATCCATCCGCGCACTGCGCACCATCTTTCAGTTATGCGACGATCGTGTATCGACGAAGGAGTTCTTGAATTGAGTTCTAAATTCAATCTAGGCACTGACTGGTTTCTTCGTGCGAATGCTGCATTAGTTGGTGGAGCAATTCACGTACCAATAGATGGATATTTCTGGACGCGTCACGAACACCAACACACCGCTCATCACGTCGAGCACAATCAACAGTACAGCAAGAAGATGTCAGCGATGGGTGATGCCATCAGAAAGATGTGGCGTCGACCTGATGGTCCTGTACCAATTTACAAATTACCATAACAGATTCCCTAGGTTGTGTTATAATTCAACCTATGATTATTGAAACCAACCCATCTCGAGTGTTCAAGAACAAATTCTCTCCAGCGCGCGAAGCTGAATGGGAAAAGATGATTGGGCAACAAGTCTGGAAGAATCCAAAGACAACCTCGAAGTTTGAACCGAAACCGTTCAAGTCTGGGAACAAAGTCAACACGGTCCGTGGCACAATTCGGCATCCGATCACTCAGCAATTGTCGTTCCTCTTTGAGGAAGACAACACCTTTGTCGAATGTTTCCGGTGTAGTATCGCACCAAAAGACCTGTATGAAATGTCTGAGGACCTGCAGAAAGAATGTTGCGATGTTCTCGCAAAACGGTTCGGGTTGTTACTGACCACTGACCAACTCAAGTCTGTCACGAATATTACCGTCGCGCAGCACCTCATCAAATACGACGCACCCGATGATACTTACGATCGTGATTTGCTAATTGATATGGTGTGTCTGGCAATTTGCGGAATGTCATTCCCAATCAATGGGAACACACCAGAAGTAATGTCCACCTTTGCTCGAAAGTTTCTTCAAGGTTGTGAGGACCGGAAGTTTGAACTCACACCAAAGACCAAGGAATACTTCCGTCGTCAAGACCAAGGAATAAATTATCTTCTGAAGGGTTAAAGTCTCGCCAGACGTTTGACACGTTCTCGTTCAGCTGCTGCGACGCGCATTTTTTGTTTAACTTCTTCAGACCGTTTTTGCCCTTTTAATGCGCTTGCACGCCGATCCTTTTCTTCTTGTGATTGTTTTCTCCCTTTATTGCCGATGCCGAATGTTAAACTTCTCTGCTCTTTTGTAAGATGAGAATATGATCTCCCTTTATTATGACATCCGTTTTCTTTGAAATGTCTCTTTAGCGACTCTGACACTTTTGCTTTTGTGGCATCTGAACGAGGTACGCCAGTACGTGCTTTTACCATTAGAGTTCGAGCTTTTTCAAATTCTCTAGTAGAGAGCGTTAAACGTCCAGATGTGTCTTTACTTCTAAGAGATACCATCGCCCAATAAGCGTTTATCGCTTTTCTCTTTGCCGCGCCCTCGGTATGTCTTACCATAAGTTTATGAACAATTAAATGCTCCCTAGCGGTGAGAAAAACTAAATTCGATGGATCATCAGACCCTCCCATCGATCGCGGAACAATATGATGACTCTCAACATATTCAGATTGCCGACCTCTCGTCAATGCTCTCTTGATAATTTGGTCGTGAATTCGCTTCGTATCCATCCTAAAAATCCTTACAAAAGTTATCACCTGTCAGATATAATCTATTTATGGCTTCTTTAAATGATCTCGACAAAATGTTCTTGGACATCTCCGACCGCGTTGCGGAGATGTCACATTCAAGGCGCGCCAAAGTTGGCGCCGTTATTGTTTCTGACGGAAACATTATTTCAATGGGCTGGAATGGGACTCCTTCTGGTTTTGACAACAATTGCGAATTTGATAACGGTGAAGGCGCGTTAGTTACACGTCCAGAAGTTCTTCATGCTGAATCAAATTCGATTTTGAAATTAGCTCGTACAGGCGGTCTAGGGTCTGATGGCGGCACTATCTACACAACTTTTTCTCCATGTCCAGACTGCGCAAAACTAATTGCTCAGTCTGGAATAAAAAGAGTAGTTTTCCGTAACCAATATCGCTTGACCGATGGACTTGCGATGCTGAAAACTCTCGGCATCGAAGTAGAGCAACTCAAATAAATTTCAACCACCAACGAGGACACCATGCCCGATTTTTGCGAAACCCCTGACTTTTTGAGCAACTCCACTGTTCTGCGCCGCGCTGGCGTAAGTCGTCAGTTCTTTGACCCAACGAATACCGAGCATCGTGAATCGCTGGCAAAGTTTGTCAAGACCGGCAACTGGGGCAATACACAGTTCTATTGCGAGGCACCCTTCTCTGATGTGCCGATGACAGTGCTGATGAAGTTCGCAGGTCATGAATTGAAATCGAATCGCGAGACCGCTGATGAGCGCTTGATGAGAATCAATGAATCGACTACAAACTGAACTTGATGATCGGACACTTCGTTTTGACGGAGTGTCTGTCGTAAATGCCGAAGATGTTGATGAGGCACTTATTCGCGGTGTCCTTCCACAACAACTTCGCGTTCGCGGCTGGTCCGAAGATTTAGACAACTTCAATCGACAAGTTGCTGAAGCGGATCGTCTTTATCAAGAAGAATCTGAGGCACCGCCAATCAACATCAAGATGGGTTGGCAACTCCCAGAAGAATATCGCAACCTCAACCTTGAAGATCGAATAGCAGATGATTTTGCTAATCGCCTGCCAAAGTTGAAATATACCGATGACCAGACAACAATGGCGATCAATCGTATTGACGCTGAGTTAAAGGAGATTCGGAAGCGCGGTATGGTCGAGTTTACCAAGACCGTCATTTTCGTCCTCGACACTTTTCGCAAAAACAACGTGGTTTGGGGAGTTGGTCGAGGATCGTCATGCGCCTCATACATTCTATTCATTATCGGTCTCCACGTTGTAGATTGCGTGAAATTCAACGTCCCGATGGAAGAGTTTTTTCACGATTGAATTTTCTGGTATAAATATAGTGCGCCGCTGTAGGCGCTCTATTCTTTTGGAGATTACCGTATGTCCCAAGTAATTCGTAGCGCACGCGGCGAAATTGTCGACTTTGAATTGTTAGCGATCAAGCAGCAACTTGCGTCTGCGCCTGTCCCAAAGGTTGTTGAAGACCGAAAGAAGGCAATTGACGAAAAAGATGGTGTTCGCACTAGCGTTCAACCTGATGTGGATTTTCTTGCCATTTCGATGGAGGCGGCAGATGTTAGCGCTTCTGCGACTCAAGGCAAGCAGCTCAAGCGCAAATAACATATAACACATAACTAGGAAAACAAATGGCAATAGTTAAACCCCTTGGCAACAATGTGATGTTTCGGTTTCTGGATCACACTGGCGGTCAAAAAGGAAAGTTTACCGACACACTCCGCAGCGGCATCATTATGGTTGCTACTGAGGCGAGTCAGAAGGTTCATCGCTGGGGAGAAGTTCTCGCGATTGGACCAAAGGTCGAAGGGTTAGCAGTTGGCGACTACGTTCTCATCGAATCATTGATGTGGATGGAAGGCACTGAGGTTGATGGTGTTCGTATGTGGAAAACAGACGACTCGAAAATCCTCGTGGTTACAAACGATATTGACTCCTGTACAAGACAATGAACTTCCCGGTCCTAGCGGTTCTAACCTTCATCGTCGCGTTTGCGATTGAAGCAATCGGCACCTACGTGTCTGTAATCGGGTTGTCGACATTATTCGGCGCCAATCCAGTTATCATTTCGCTTGCTGTCTCGTTAGATGCTGGGAAATTGGTAATCGTTCCCCTGTTGTATACCTATTGGGACAAACTCTCTAGGTTGATGCGTGGTTACGCACTTGCCGCAGCAACGATCACGATGGTTATTACTTCCGCCGGAGCATTTTCATTTCTTTCAGGCGAATTTCAGAAGGCGATTCTTGGAACTCAAGAAGGCGCATTGAAGGTTGAGGTTCTGAAGAATCAACAGGCAAAGTACGAAGAGCGCAAGAAACAAATTGACGCTCAGATCGCAGCACTACCAGAAAAGACTACGGTGAATCAGCGTCTTCGCCTTATGAACGGGTTCAAAGCAGAGCAGCAAGATCTTCAGAATAAGATCGCTGAGATCGATAAGAAATTGCCTGAACTTCAAACTGCGCAAATCGGTGTTGAGGCAAAAGCAGGTCCTATTCTGTACATCGCAAAGGCGTTTGACATCCCAGTTGAGTCTGCTGTCAAATGGGTGATTGCAATGATTATTCCAGTCTTCGACCCGTTGGCGGTGTTTTTGATTATTGCCGGCAATTTCTTGCTTGCCCAATTTCGACTTGAGAAGAGCAAGCGTGCTGAGCAAGCGATAGATCCTGAGATTAACAGCTCGGAATCTTTTGAAGAAGAAACGCCAGTTGATGTCAAAACTTCTAACCTTCAATACATTTTTGACGAACCTGAATCCGCAACTCAAGTTGCGACATATTCTGCTCCAATGGAAGATGGACCACTAGTCGAACGTCTCCCATCAGATATTCCGTACACATCAAATTCGGAAATTACCGAAATGCTTGACAGCGATCATAAAGGTTTTTTTGAAGAGCAGTATGCTGTAGCAGAAGAACCTACGATTGAGCAGGGCGGCGCAGAGGAAACAATTCCTCCTGAGGAAGAAGAACAGACACTAGCGATTGACGAGACACCTCCAGCGGCGCCTGCCGATCGCGAGGTAATTACTCTGTCGTCTCTCGGCGCTGTTAAACCAGACCCGCACACAGTAGTTGATGCGGCGGAACCGTTTGAAGTCGGATACAAAACTGGTGTCAAGCTAACCTAATCATTTGGTTACACACTCCAATAGCGACAAGATAAAATTACATGTCACTATTGGAGAATAAATGTCTAACGACAAAGATAAAAAGAAGTCAACATCGCCTTTGATGTCGACGATGCTGAATAACGCGAGTGTCGCAATTGATCTGGCAACAGACATCATTGAAACGGCATTAGCAAATACCACTAAAGCAACTACCGCTGCTGCCGAAACTACCGGTGAGGTCGTTGGGTCGGCATTTGAGTCTGTTAGCGATGTTTCTGCCGCAGGTCTTGAAGCAGTTCTCGCAGCAGGCGGTGCTGTTGTTGATGGTGCTGGCGAAATTCTCGGTTCAATTGGAGATCTATAAATGAAGAAGGTTTGGGTAGAACAACACCGTCCACGATCGGTTGATCGTGTCATCATGCCGGATGAACGCACTCGTTTGAAATTCAAAGAGTTCATCGACAACGGCGAAATCCCGAATCTGCTTATGTACGGCGGACCAGGTACAGGCAAAACATCCCTCTCACTCGCGCTGATTCGAGATCTTGGTGTCAACAAGATGGACGTGATGAAGATCAATTGCTCGGACGAGAAGATCGATGCCTTGCGCGACAAGGTGAAAGGGTTTGCCACGACAATGCCAATGGGCAAGTTCAAAGTCGTTCGTCTCGAAGAATTCGATTACCTCGGTCACGACGCACAAGCGCTGCTCCGCGCGCTCATCGAAGATGTCTCTAGTTCATGCCGCTTCATTGCGACATGTAACTACATCAACAAGGTGACTCCGCCACTTCGTTCCCGCTTTCAAGAATTCGCAATCAAAGCACCAGCACGTGAAGACATTGTTGTTCTCGCCGCTGAAATTCTCGAAGCAGAAGGTATCGAGTTTGATGTTGACGATCTCGACAAGGTCGTAGCAGCATCCTACCCAGACGTTCGCAAGATGATTCAGCTGCTCGAAGGCAGCTCAATTAACGGCAAGTTGAGTCTTACTACTGGCGCCGCCGCTGCCGATTGGAAACTTGAATTGCTCCCGCTGCTTGAAGCTGGTGATTTGAAAGCAGCTCGCAAAGTTGTTTGCGACTCCGCGACAACAGAAGAACTTCAAGATGTGTTTCGTTTTCTGTTCGACAATCTTCATCGCATCAAATGCCTCAAAGCGAATGTTGAAGAAGCGGTTCTCCGCATTAACGACTACCAATACAAACACGTGTTTGTCGGCGACAAAGAACTAAACGTTTACGCGTTGTTCGGCGAACTTGCTCTCCTTTCTTAACTGTGAGTACCACCATGTCACATCACCACGACCACGACCACACTGAACTTGAATTGGCACTTGCTGCCAAGGTTCGCGAGCAAACCGATACGATTGAAATTCTTCAGACAACCCTCGACACGATGGTTACGCTTGAACATGTTCTTCGACTCGCAGTGAAGGCGTTGCTCCCAAATGTCGGCGATCAAGTAACCATTGCCGTCGGAAAAGAAGCGGCATTGATTAACGACACCGTCGATGATGCTGGTGTCCTTGTCGAGAAGATCACCTTCTTCCGCGATGACAATGGCATCGACATGCGTATTGGCGACTGATGGCACTGGATAAAACAGCATTTGATCTGTTTGCTGGTCTGTCAGCGCTGTCAAAGGGCGATCTAACTTGGTATGACAAACTGACACCAGAAGGTCAGAAGGCAGCAGCGCCGTATGTCATGATGCGTTGGATGACTGGAACATCAGACATGGCGCAAATCATTCGCCTCAACACTATGGTCAACCCATATGTGTTCAGCGGATCATCAGACAAGAGCGCGCTGTTCAAGTCACTCGCAGCGGCAGCAACTGGTAGAACATCACGCTATGCTTGGGTCAAAGGTCCTGGTGCTAAGACCAAGAAATCCTCAATTGAGGTGATCAAACAGTATTATGATTGCTCTACTAGAGAAGCAGTTACTTACACCGTAGCAAACGATGATCTTCTAACCATGGCTGAAGAACTCGGCTGGGATAAGGATGAGATCGCAAAACTGAAGAAAGAATTTGATGACGGAACGGGACCAACTACGAAAGTCAGCAGCAAACCGAAGAAGTCAACCAGAGCAAAGTGACGAACCGGTAAAGAAGGTTGTTTGGCATTGCGAGTTTTGTATTCGCGACTTTGTTCACGAGAAGTCTTTCATGAACCATCGTTGCCGAGAGCGCGAGCGCATCGAAGAACTTCGTAGTTCTGTTGGACAAGCAGCGTATGCGCATTACTGCGATTGGTTGAAAGCAAAGAAGCGTTCGGTTGTTCCAATCGAGACCTTTGCTGAATCTCGCCTCTACAACTCGTTTGTGAAATTCGCAGAGCACGCGGTCAAAACAAATATTCCGAACACCAAGCAGTTTATCAAGTTGATGGTGGATCACAAGGATATTTCTCCGATGCTGTGGTGTCGCGACAACATCTATGCGATGTATCTTGAATGGTACGATCAGGCATATCCGCCTGAAGTTCAGGTTCTCGAGTCGCTAGAATTCTTGAAGCAACTTGTTGAAGACTACGAGTGCGAGACACCTGACATTTTCAAAGTTGTCCCTGTCGATACGCTAGTGACCTACATCAAACGACGTAAATTAAGTCCTTGGTTCCTCGCGGCGTCAAAAGTCTTTCGTGACCACTTGATGGCATGCGAATCTCTTGACAAGGAAAAGTTAGAGCGCGCTATGAACATGGGCGCTATGATTGCTCGGATTCAAAAAGACTCTGGTCTGTTCCAGTTCTTTGGTCGTGTAACTCAAGCAGAGGGTTTATAAATGGACGTCGATGTCGACACTCCTCCATCGTTCGACTCAACTAAGGTTTTTCCAAGTTGGATTCGAGCAGCGGTAGTTCGAGATGGCAAGATGACGCCTCACCCGTGCGGCGTCTATCCACAAACGATCCCTAGGGATCCGATGTCTGGATTGTCTGCGATACCGTATGATGCTGCCGAAGAACTCGGGTATCTTAAAATAGACTTCCTTCACCTTCA